AAGAGGAGTTTCAGAACCAGTCACATCAGTGGCCGAATTTTGTTGAACCTCGCTGATCGTAACGCGAGTAGACCCACCACCAAGATACTCAGGACGCTGAAGGCGATAGTCAGGGGGCATCACACCAAACTGGGAACGGAGAATCTCCGTATAACGAGTACCACCGCGAGCATCACGCTCAAGCATTTTCTGGATCTGGAAAGCCTGACGGATCTGATTAATCGTCGCGGATGTAGCAGTAGTCAGATCGGCATATAGACCGGAATTACCGATACCTTTAGTGACGACACCGACACCCACAGAAGGCGTCACAGGCGTACCGGATATTGCCGCGCCTGGCGCAGCATTGTAGTTACCCGTGGCAGCACTGAGAACTGACGTGCCAACGGAAGCAAGGCCCATAACCAAATTACCGTCATACAAGCCCAAAGCCTGAGTGCCAGTACCATAAACAGGCGCTGTATCACCGAGCGGCAAACGAACGGGATCACCCTTTTGTGGCCACGGAAGGCAAGAAGTGAAATAGTCATGGCGCTTGCCACGACGACGAAGAACATAGTCGGCAGGATCATCAGGACCATTATCGACATCGACGGTAATCGAATCCTGAAGGTTCTCATCACGAAACCACTCGTTGTAAATGAGGTTGTAGCACCTGAGCGGCAAAGAATTATGGTCAAACGACTCCCCAGTGTCGATTTGACCAACGGTCGGTAGACCCATGTAGTCCTGCAAAGTATTGACCGCATACCCACTAGCGGGAGAGGACATTTGAGGGACGATATAAGAAGTTGAATCACCGGGGTTGCGTTGCTCCCCCATGAACTTCTGCCAGTTATCCCAGACGAGACGACACGGAACGAAGAAAAAAAACGAATCAAGCCATAGGTTATCCATGATCGGGAACAGCGGAGTAGAGAGGCGCGCAAAGGCCGTCATCCGCGTATTGAATGAATCACCCGGTAAAACCTCGTCAACATAAACGGGGATAAGATAGCCCGCATCAAACGTAGTTTTGTGAGCGTGCTGAATATTGAACCGCGACCTAGGAATATCGGCGCGGGGAACCATCGCAAACTGATGGACGTTAACACTTTTATTGCTAAACATAGTTACTCCTTTCAGTTAAAAAAAATCGCCTTTAGAGAGGGGACGGTCACTCTGTTATGTCCCCCGACTAAAGGCGTCTTTAACACTTTACAGTCGTCTACTACGCAACGGAGGCTTCGCCTCCTTTATGCCCTTCGGGCATCCCCGCACTAGATCGCGGAGGTTGAAGCAAAGACGAAACGTCAAGGACGTAATCAGGTAATGGAAGAAGCGTAAATACGCCCTTCACATCGTCAAACTCTCCGAGCTTGAACAACGAAAAATCACCCGGATGCTGAGCCAACATCGACGAGGACTCACGGGTAATAACAGATTGGATATCACGAAGAAGAACACCCATGTTGGACACAAACATGGGATTACCGAAGGTGTCGGCCTTCGAATCACGTAACGCAAAAACGAGCTTATTCATTTGATAAATCTCTCTTGAAATGTTTTAAACGGGAGGCTGCGACCTTGCGCTTATCATCAAGACGCGCAGCCGTGTTATCCGAAACATATTTAAATGCGGTCTCCTCTCGATCTAAAGAAACCTCACGCAACATGTCGGGATTAATCTCCTTATACCAACGGTCATATGAACGGGGTACTCGCACCTCCTTTCCTTGGGAAATAACACGATCATGGGGATACACCTCTGAATGATATTTTTGAAGCCATGACTTGCCTATCGGCCTCTTCAGAGAAGGATGAAAAAACTCGGGCGTGAGCCAATAACACTCGCCAGTTTCCTGATCGACGCGCATGTAATGGGCCTTGGCCCGAAAACCTGTCTGCTTTTTCATGTTGTAACGAGCCACATACGCAGCAGATTGGAAATTCAGTTCCCCAACTGAAGAATGGCCCATAGGCCACAGCTTCTCCAGCAAAGTAGAACGATAAATTAAGCTGCCTGCCTTTGTTCTTTTCCATTGGGTTTTATCCAAAAAATCCACACCGAAGATACAGGCATGAAAATGGGGACGCCAATCCAACTCGCCATACTCACCAGCACACATATATTGCACAGGGACCTGAGGTCCGAGCTTCTTACGGAACCTCTTCATAAACTTTTGGAAGTGGGAATAATCGAGAGAAGAACGATACGGAAGATGCTCAGTCGCATACGTTAACGTAATCACACAGTTCAACGGATGCATCGAGGCTTCGTGCTGCGCACGAACAGCCCACTCATAGGAACGTCTCAAACGACAGCCAATACACTGCCCACACGGCAGCTTGATCGAAACCCCATCCTGACGAACATCAAAAGAAACGCCCCCTGACACCGTTTTCACGGCGTCAAGGGGCGTATAGCACTGCATCGAGTAAAACTACTAAAGCCTAATACCGCCACGCATGGGAATGGCCAAATTGCGCTTATTCGTACGCGCGGCCTTCTTCTTAAACTGACGGACGGACCGGCCCTTATTCACGCCAAACCGACGACTAGGACGCATAAAGACTCCTTTTTAAAAAAGCAGCACCAAAAAGGTAACACAACCAAAGAAAGGTGTCACCTAGCACAGTTACATCAAGTGAAGAACTGTGCTTAGGCCGGCTTATCGCCGGCCGGCTTTGCATCTTTTAGCAAAGCAGAATCCTCCGGCTTTGCTGAATCAGCAACAGGCGGGGGAGGGGGAAATACCAGGCCGAGCTTGATAGCCTCGGCCCGATTGTCCTCATCGGCAACGAACTCAAGAAAGGCTTGAGGATCGTTATGGAAACGACGCCGAACATGGGCTGGAAGCTCCATAAACGACGCCTGAGCCGCCATCACGGCATCGAGGGACGTACGGTAATCCGTGGCGCCGGTGAAGTCACCATACTGCGGAGCGCGAACAGGATTGGGCAGCATGCCCGTATTCATAAAACGATTGACAATTGTATTGATATCTGTCTCTTCCTTGGCACTTTGAATAGCCATGTCCGGACCTTCACAAATGAAAGCAGCCGCCTTAGAAGCGGCATCCACATCATAGTTATAGGCACTACGGACAAACACCTTTGGAACAGCATGTGTCTTAGCCATGTAATACATCTCCTTTAACGAGAAATCATCTTGAGACCAACAGCAGAGTTGGTCGACTTGAGAACATCAGGGAGATACGGTGAAACATTACGCATCCACCAACTTGACTGGGCGTTGGAAAAATTACGCGCACCGGGTTCAGCAAGCTCTTGCAACAAAGCACCGGAAGAATGATGACGCGCACGTTGAACCAACTCATTTAGATGCTCTCTCCACTCACCATGTTCATACAACTGACGACGCCTCTCGGCTTCATGATTAGCAGATAAAGATTCGCCCTTCGCTTTAACGGCACGACTGCCGCCAATATCCAACTCGTTTTCACGACGAAGGCGGGCAATCAACTGCTCGATCTGCCCAGCACTAGACATCGAGGTCTTAGTCTCCTGCTCAATTTTGGGAACCATAACGGCATTAATAAGGGCTTGCGACTTTGCCACATCAGCTTCGGCGCGGGTTTTCTCGGCTGACGCCTTGAGCAAATCAACTTGAGGATTAATCCGAGAGCCCGCCTCGGCACTATTGACGGCCGCTGCGCCAGTATTTTGCATTGGCGCGGCAGTAGCGCCACCAGGAGAAGAAGCGGGGCCTTTTGAGAACGCCAGCATGGGATTAAGACCGGCCGCTTGCATGTCCTTAACACCTCTCTGCCAAGCGGTGTTCGACATACGCTCTTGAAAGTCACGGTTCTTTCCAGCTTCCGCTGAGTTTGCATCGTTAGCATCCTCTGCTCCTTCCTTGCCAATTAAAGAAGCAGCCACCGTAGCGGCTGCATTCATCCAATCAATCATGGCCAGCTCCTAGAAATGATCAACAAGACCCGGAACCGAGTACATAGGCATCGGACGAGCCACAGTAGCGTCAAAAAGAGAATCGAATATAAATTGCTTACCTGACGCAGAACCACCGATCGCTAACGTGCGATCCATTGGGGGAACATCCTGAATAAACGACGCATTGAGCGTCGGATAAGCACCAAAGTTTTGTGCAAGATGCCACGCATCCAGCGTACCGGCTGACGTAGAACGGAACAGGCCGGTAATCAATGAAGGGTTGTAGCGATACTCCGCCCAACGCTCCTGATAGCCAAACACAGTTTCATCTGTGGCCAAGCCAGCGCAATAAATCTCTTTCTTCAACACCGCCTGTTCACCAAGAGCGGCAAACACAGGAGTGTAAAAGTCAAGACGCGTCTCACGTGACCACATACGACGCAAGCCTTGCTGATAGGAAAGATCAGCACGAACGGACACAAGCCCGAGAATATATCCATGCTCAGTGGCCGAATAGCTAAACGAATGATTCGACGTGAGCAGCGTACCCTTACCGCCAAGCGTACCAAGAGGAGTTTCAGAACCAGTCACATCAGTGGCCGAATTTTGTTGAACCTCGCTGATCGTAACGCGAGTAGACCCACCACCAAGATACTCAGGACGCTGAAGGCGATAGTCAGGGGGCATC